CAAGCTACCTGTGGCTCCGACATCCACCTCCCCGCCGGTATGGGTGTCCGCTATAGCGTCAATACTCAATGCTCTTCCGCCAGTGATCGGGCCGCCCAAAAATGTTGCACGGGCCGTTCCCGCAGCATTCCCGCTAATAGCAATACAATCGGCGGTTCTGCCTGCTTCGATTTCCGCAGTTATGGTCAGTGTATAATCCGCGCTTGTGGCGTATGTGAACTGCCCGCCATCAACACAATCGGCGTCCGGCGTATCGGTTTCTTTGTTGCTGATCTTGTCAACCGTAATCGTCAAATTGGCGTTGTTCGGGATTGTGATGGTGCAGCCATTCGCAACAAGGGTGTTGCCAGACTGCCCAACGGTAGCCCATGCAACGGGGCTTCCGTCGCCAGCGCAGGAACCAGTTACGGCAGTGTACCAAAGATCATCGGCATTGATATTTTTACTGGCCGCCCCGCCGTAATACACGGCAGCATTGGCAGTTGAGGCACATAGCGCGAGTATAATAGCAAAGAGTATCTTTTTCATAGTATCTCCTTAATCAGTAACCCAAGTGCCCGTCACAGAACCACAAAGCCATGTCCAAGCCGACGCACCTGTTTTGTATGTAATGCATGATACCCTCGAACCCACGGCCTGATTGGTTTCCTGAAAGTACGTCTTGCCGGTTGTGTCGGTTCCTCCACTTGACCATGTGATAGTATCTGATCCGGCCCGTTGAATTTTCCACGCGGAGTTGTGCTGAGTACCGACCATTGCAATAAAGGTCATCCCTGAAGCGGCGACGAACAGGATCACTGTCTGCGCTTCACCCCGACCGTAGGAGTTAATGATTGACCGCTTAACGTATGCCGCCGTCAGCGTAGATGCGTTGGCGCCAGTGCAATATGAGTAAGGGTCTGCCGATCCGTTGCAGTCTATAAATACCTCAAGAGCTTCAGGCGACAAGTAGTCTGTTCCGGCAGTGGCCTTGCCAACCCCCGTGTCGGTTTTTTTCAATATGTCGCCCGTGGACGTACCCGCATCAATCACCACCGGCGCACCCGCGGATTCGAGCTTCCAAACGCCGCCATCGTCTTTCCACTTCGTAAGATGGCCGTTCGTCGGGGTGTCGTAAATGCCCGGCATGTCCGTCCCGATGGCCTTACAGGTTCCGTCGTCATTGAGGACACCTGAACACGACCCCGACGCCCACAGAGCAGTAATGTCGGTGTAGGCTGACGCTGACGTGACTTCAGCTACACCCGAACCTGTCCCTTTATACAGCTTACCGTCATCTGTATCTTGGCATAACTGGCCGAGGGAGGTATATCCGGAACAGTCTGAAGCGGTGATGATGCCGGACTTCTGCGGAATTGAAAACACATTAAACTGTGCATACGCATTCGCGCCAAGCGACGCCAATAAAACAGCAAGGAATGCAACAACCGACATCCTTTTCATCGTTAGACCTCCATAAAGTTAGCAACAACCGCCCCGCCCTGATCGGCTGCGCTAAAGCTGATGTTGGCATATACCTTCTTTTCTGATGCCGTAATACCCAAGGGGATGCGATAATTGCCGCTTGCCGCAATATCCAGGGAATATGACCCGACGCTATCCCCCGTAAGCGCAATATGCCGGTATTTATCTGTCGCGCTCACGGAAGGATTAATCACGTCAAAGGTCAATGTGATGTTATCCTCAGTCCCTTTGGTGTATTTCAGCATTAACACAACACCAGAACTTGTGTTCGCTTTATACTCCACGATGAAGTCCGCGTCTGTCCCCGAATAAGCTCCCGATGAACTCACTACTGTATTTGCCGCCATGATGCCCTCCTATCCCTTGTTCTCAAGATATGTCCCAACTTTTTCTATGTGCTTTACTATCTCTGCAAGCTCCAACCCCCTGCCCTGCCCTTTAAGCGTTGCCTCACCAGTAGCCATGTTGTTATTGATGCTCTGTTCAATCAGTGATGCCCTGAACCATTCAACAATACATTCCCAATAAGTGTTGCCCCTTAATCCCCGCAACGACTGAATTACTTTGTCATCCGGCTTAATCATGCGATACGCCTCTGATTGAACTCTCGAACATCCGTCCCTTGTGCTGGATTACCCGCCAGATCGTCAGCGGGCGGCTTTTCTGGCGGTGCTTGTTGTTGCATCTGCGGTTGATCGAATACAGGAACGACGGTTTCGTCCAAGTTGATCCCTAGCGATTTTGCAATATCAAACAGAGTTTTGCGCCGATTTTCTGTGCCTACAAGCTGAAGATCAATCGGATTCGCTGTATGCTGCAAGAACTCAATCTTCCTGTTGGCAAGTTGCTCCTTGGCAATCAAAGCCTCCGTTCCTTTCGCGCGAACCTTGTAATCCCCCACAAGCCCGTAAATATCGTAGTTATCTAGGATGTAGTCGTAATGGAGCTCTAATAATGGTGCGATAATGCAATCGTCTATGTTTCGGACAACCGCCTTTAACCCCCTCGCGGCTTGCTGAATCAACTGATGTAACCCGCTGGCGGTGTTGCCAGCCCCCCCGACCTGTGCGTCACCGTGAGCATAAGCAGGAATCCCCGAATGCTCGTCTGCGATCTTTGAAAATACCGAATAGACCCGCATTAACTGTTCTGTGACCATTTGCGGCTGATAGAAGTTGACAGCCCTAGACCCGCTTGCTATTTGGTCATCAGTGGTCAACCATGTTTTGCCGGGCCATATTTTTCGCGGAGCATTTGGTTCGAGTCTGTCCGTATTCAGTTCAACCTGCGGCAGCGACCCCATGCCTACATTAGCCAGAATCGCCCTTGCGGAAGCATTGCACACCTGTTGACAGTCCTTGATCTTTTCTGGAATATCGCTTCCCCAAAAAGAATCGTTTTCATTTTGGAAAGACGCCTTACCGAAAGGTTTACGTCCAAGCGTGTCATAGTTGAGCATCGCCTTGATAACGTGCTTACCTATTTGCCATAAGCAACAATTGTAATGGTCGTCAGGGTCAGGTATATCCTCTTCCGACATTCCCCATTCCAGTAACAGCTCGCCGGGCAGTTCATCCCACAGTTCGAGGCAGTAAATGTTTTCTTCTTTGGATGTATTAGTTGAATCAGGTTTTTCTTCGCCAAGCCCTTCCTTGGCTTCAAGCGACAACTCAAGCCAATCGTTTTTTAGACTCCCATCCCGGAACTCTGCTAAAACAGCCCGTATTTCATCCTCTTTAAAGCCATCGACGCCTATGAGATTATACAGTTGTTTCGGCTTGAGAATGATAACGTCAAACAAATATCCCGCATTAATTCCCGTGCTACGCGGGGAAGGGAAGATACTAAATGGGGAGCGGCGTTCATATTCAGGGATAATTTCGTCCTGTATGACGCGCCTCAATCGTCCTGTTGCGTCAGGCACGGTTACCTTGACTTTCGTTCTGCGGAAAATCGGCCCCTTAACGAAACCCGCTTTCAAGGAAATAATATCTTCAATGGCGTCTTTGAGTGCAGTGTAAAAGCCGCCCTCGACATAATCATCGTCAATCTGATCCGTGATGTGGTCAGCCATCTTTTTCGCTTCTGAAATGATTTTATTCTTGACCGCTTCTTGGATTTGCGAGGATTGGCGTAAGATGGACTCGCGGATTTCTTCGCCGCCCATGATAGTACCGGACGCTTGGGCCTGCATCACCGCCATCTGAATGTGTTGTTGTACCACCTCTGCCTGTATCTTTTGAACAACTTCGGGAGGCAAGTCAGGGACCGGCGTAGGTTCTGCGCCGATGATTCTCGTGTTCGGAGCAAAAAGAATATCATTCACCCAGGCAACCGCATTGCGGCACTTGGTGTCCGTGATGTTCATGAATATTTCGGGTTGTTCGGCTGCTTGGATTTCTTTTAGTTTCTCAGGGTCGTACTCTCCCCGTCTCTGCCGGACAGACCGCATCATGGCCTCTTCCACTGGAACCTTGGCCCTTTTCGCCTCTGTCCACTTAGCGGCGATGTGGCTGACTAGGCCGCTGATAACCTCTTCTTGTGTGTTTGTTGGCGTTGCCGCTTGGCGGTTTCTTGCCTCAACCTCTTCTGCTGTTAATGTTTGTATCAGTCCGTAGTCAGCCATCATCGCTCCTCAATTTAAACGAGCGTCAATTATTTGACGCTGCGTCATATATATGACGTTTTAGTAATTTTTGCAAGTAAAAACTTTAGTTTCCATACAAATTTTTGTATTCCTCTCCCAATGCCCTGAATCGTCTCGGAGGTTGTGCCGTTTGCGTTCGTGTCCTAATGGAATCCCTTAAATTGATTACATATTCCGGCTTGTCAGCCTCAAACCATTTTTCGTTCCATGCAGACACTTCATCCATCACCCGATCCATTTCCCCCTGATCGTCCCGTGCGCTTGCGTTGGCGTATCGGTCGGCAAATGACCTACGCTTTTGTGCAACAAATTCCTGTAGTTCCTGCATCGCCGTGTAAACTTGGTAGCTTTTTGTGGCCGAAACAGGTTGGAATCCAAAGCTCTTAGCGATGGCTTCCCATAATGTGATGTTGCGGGCATCGACTTCTCCG